AATACTTTTTGCCTAAATTTGGCATTTGGCAAAAAGTGGGGGGTAATAATAGCAGAACTTTGTGCCAAAGTTCTTTGAGGACCCCCCATTGTTCTTTGCTAACGCAAAGAACCAAATATGTCTCGTCGTCAAGCTGGTGCTGATTACTACGGTACGACGCGCCGTGAGGCATCCATTATGCAATGGAAAGGATTGAATCAGGTCGGTACCGACCCTGCTTTGGTGATGGATCAGGAGGATTTCGAAATGGGCCGCTACTACATGGAGGGCCGCCTTTGGCGCATGATCAATGCGATGGAAACGGTGTATCCGTCTGCTGAGAAGAAGTTCCGCAAATGGATCGAAGAGATGGGAGAGGCCAACATCCGTGGCGACTTCCTTGAGTTCTTGTTCGACAAGCTACGCAACCGCGTATGGCCCCTTATTCGAAGCGAAAAGGGGCTGACGGAGATGTTGTATCTCCTGAATGAGTTCTTGAACGCACGCTTTGTGAAGCGCCGCATGTGGCATCATGGTAGCCATTCGCCATTCGATATGGCTGCAAGCGACTATGGTCTGGTGTTTGAAGATGATTAAATTTTAATCCTCTTCCGCTTCGTCTTCAACGAACTTGGTGGCGCGCTGCCGCTTGCCGATGGACTCGGAAATGGTGTCCTCGTCGTCGTCGTCGTCGCCGTCTTCTTGTTCTCCGTCGGTCTCTCCGGGTGGGTAGAAGTCCAGGAGAAACTCGGCAGCTTGCAGGTCGAGAGTTTTCTTGCCACTGGCTCGAACAATGGAAGCGAGTGACACAGGGGACACTCGATGGGTGTTTGCAATGTCGAGCAGTACCAGCATGGCTGTGCATGAATCTTGGTCTGAAAAGCAAAGCTTCCGACAAAGGGCTTGCCACATCTGAACATCGGCCATCGAGTATCCAAGACGCACTTGCGCCTCGACAAACGCGGTCTGAGCAGACGCTGTCGAACTTCCAGTTTTAGTTTCACCATTCATTGTTGATGTTGCCATGTTGATGTGTGATAAATGAATTACATTCATTTTTGTTTGGCAATTAAAACTTTTTGCCAAAAATTCCTAAGAAGGGAAAATTCACAGGGCTTCACGGGAGCCGTGAATTCCGGTGAATTCAAAAAAAAAAAAAAAATCCAATGCTTTGAATTTCTGACGAGTCAACTATGACGAATTTCCGAGGCAAATTCTGGTGCTTTACACTGAATAATCCTTCAATCGAAGATCACCCGCCCAACATCTGGCCAGATGTTCAATACGTGATTTGGCAACACGAGAAGGGCGAGGAGGGTACTGAACATTTGCAAGGATACGTTGCCTTTACCAAGGTCAAACGTCTGAACTGGATAGTGCGTCACTGTGCGCAAGCGCACTGGACGCCACGCCTTGGCAGCCATGAACAGGCAAAGCATTACTGCATGAAGCCGGTGGACGGTTGCGACTGCAATCATTGCACCACTGCCGTGGGGCAACGACTTGGCGGCTATTGGGAGCACGGTAGTGATGAAGGCATTGCCAGTGGCCAAGGCCAGCGCAGCGATTTGATTTCATGCAAGGAATTGATCGACAATGGCGCAACGGAGTTGGATGTCGCAGAAGCGCACTTCGGTGCGTGGGCGCGTCACTACAAGGCTTTCGAACGCTACCGCAAACTCAAGCATCATCTGGCGCGCGACTGGATCACCAAGGTGACCGTCTTATGGGGCGCGCCGGGGATTGGCAAAAGCCAACGGGCCAAATTCGAGGCCGGTGATTCCGCCTATTGGCTACCGCAACCTGACGGCGGCACAGTCTGGTGGGACGGCTACGATGGACAGGAGGTCGTCGTAATCGACGAGTTCTACGGCTGGATTAAGCGCATTACCATGCAGCGTCTTTGTGACTCTACTCCAATAATGGTCCAAAACAAGGGCGGCTCCACGCCGTTTGTTGCCAAACGTATTATCATTACGTCAAACGAACCTCCGTCTCAATGGTGGAAGAATGTAGGCCTCGGGCCTATGGAACGCCGGTTGACCGGCGAGCACGGCGAGGTCATTCACATGACGACGAACTGGGTTCGTCCCGTGGAGGAAGAAAATCAAGTGGAAGCTGCCGCTGTGGAGCCCATCGATCTGATGGCCGATTGGGCGTTCTTCGGTACTCCTGAAGCGGAGTTCGATATGTCTCCTATGGAGGATATTCATTCTCAGCCGCCGCTTCGTCGCTGCCGCGGTTGCATGACTATGCTATACGTTGATGGTCTCTGCGAGACTTGTGAGGAATGGATTGAGTGGGGCAATGCACAGGGCATTGCATTTATGCAGGAATAGTTTATAAAAACGATACTTTCTTGGATTTTTTTCAATCTTGATCACGGATCAATGTAGCGCAAGCGCGCAAACGAGTTGCTTGTCACTTCACAAGTGTTCGTGCCCGCCGTGTTCTCCGCCGCGCGGAAATAAACGAGCAGGGCGCCGGTGCTGAGACCAGCAGTCGTCATTGGGCTTGTGTTGGCCGAGAACACCGTCTCTTTGCCCTTCAGGGTGATGTACTCGTCGAACGCGATGCTCTTGAAGCTCTGTGTCAAGGTACCCGAGACACTGTTGGCGATGTCCGGATTGAAGTCAATCACGCAGTCACGGACGACCGAGAATCGGTCCATGTTGTCGTAGCGGACTGGATTCAAAAACGTGCACGTTTCGCTTCCATCTTGACCGGTCACCCCAAACACCTGGTCGAACGACGCAATCGTCGAGTCGCTCGGCTGTTTGTCCCACACGACCACCATGCGGACGGTGTTGGGGATGAAGTTCGACGTCGTCGCCGCGAACTTGGACAACCAGCGGATCGTGCCGCGCAGTCGAACCGACTGCAACTGGATCTTGCGTCCCACTCGATTCCACGAGCCCGCTCCGGCTTGGACGAGGTTGATGCAGAACGAGGACGCGTTCGTGTTCGTCGTCGCCAGAATTGTCGGCTCCGTGAGTGGGAAATCCACTCCTTTCTTTTCCACAGTCTTGCGGACGGCCGCAGCGACCGCACGCTGGAGGGATGGTTGGGCACTGGCACGTTGCTTGTTGTACTTGCGGGCCTTCTTCAGAAGTTGAGTTGTGCTCATCGCTCCATACTTGCGTTTTCCGCTCATTGTTGATTTTCATGTACGGTGGTTTCAATAATATCTTTTTTCCTTTTATACTATTTTTTTTTTCTGGCAAAAGGTGAACTTTTTGCCAGAATACTTTTTGCCTAAATTTGGCATTTGGCAAAAAGTGGGGGGTAATAATAGCAGAACTTTGTGCCAAAGTTCTTTGAGGACCCCCCATTGTTCTTTGCTAACGCAAAGAACCAAATATGT